TACACTGATCGTGGCATTCGTCGCCTGCCGTGCTTTCGCTGCGGCCAACCCGCTCGCTTTCAGTGGAACGTGTGTGCCGATGGCAACCTGTACCGGCCGATCTGTGCAGGCTGCGACCTCGCGCTGAATGAGCTGGTATTGCGCTGGATGGGGCATCCGGACGCCGATAGTCTGCTCGCTCAATACAAGGAGCGCGTGATCCATGGCTGACCCGCGCAACCCGATCGGCGAAATCATCCGCAACCTGATCCTCCTGCAGCGGCTCGGGAACGGTGTGTCGTCGGACGTCTCGGGACTGATCGACGAACTCTTTGACGATATCGTCGCGCAGCTCGCGCGCATCGACCCGACCGCGCCTGGCGCGGAGCGGTACCGCCGCGCCCGCGTGGAAAAGGTGCTGGGCATCATCGAAGAGCAGACCACCGAAGCGTTCGACGAGGTCTTCAAGCAGGTGCGGCAGAACGTAGCCGCAATCGGTGCGCAGCAGGCCACATGGGCATCGGGCATGCTCGAAGCATCGATCGGCACCGTCGCGGTGGACGTTCGGACCGGGCGCCTCGGCGTCAACATGATGAAGGCGATCATCGATCGCGATCCCATGCAGGGTCTGTTGTTGCGCGATTGGTTCACCGGGCAGAGCGAGGCGACGGTGAAGCGCGTCCGGCGGCAGATCCAGCTCGGCATGATGCAGAACGAGACGCTGGACGACATCGTGCGCCGCGTCCGCGGTCGCGCCGTCGGCCGCGGCAACTACGTCGGCGGAGTACTCCAGACCACCACCCGCGAAGCCAACGCCATCGTGCGGACGGCGATCAACGACATCGCCAATACCGCGCACATGGAGACCTGGCGCGAGAACGCCGACATCGCACCGAAGTACCAGATCGTCGCTACGCTCGATTCTCGCACGACGCCGATCTGCCGCGCGAAAGATGGCGAAGTGCACAACGTAGACGATGAGGGCGCACCACGGCCCCCATTTCACGTGGGGTGCCGCACTGTGACGGTCCCGATCATTGATTGGAAGGGCCTCGGTATTGACCCGCCGGAGCCGGGCATGCGCGCCTCCGAAACCGGGCCGGTCCCTGCAGACCTGAAGTATGACGACTGGATGCGGCGCCAGCCGGCGGCCGTGCAGGACGAAATCCTCGGGCCCGGCCGTGCCGAACTCTTCCGTAGTGGGCAGGTTTCGCTCAGGGACATGATCCGGCAGGATGGCACGGTCGTGCGCCTGGATCAGCTGCGGTCCGGATCGAATCTCCCGCCCATGAACCCGCCCCGCCGGCGCCGCACCGGTCAGCCGGCTTCGATCCCGGGCTGGCAGGTAGACATGGACGTCGAGGTCAGCGGGCCTGAAGCTGCGCGCCAGTTGCGGGACGATCTGCTGCGAAAGTACGGCGGTGATCCCGATTTCGCGGCGTTCGTTGAGGGCTTCGACGAGTGGCAGTTCCATGACTCGCAGCCGATCATCCGGCGTGACCTGCGGGAATACCTGCGGAACGGCAGTGGCCGGGAAGCCGCCAGGCAGATGTTGGTGGCTGTGTCCCGGGCGGATTCGGTTGCGCCGGTGCTGTACCGGGGCATGTCTTTCGACGCGACCGCGGAAGCGATTCTAAGCGACTTTTCACCCGGGCGCGTATTAGATTGGGAGATGGTATCGTTCTCCACGGCGCGCAGTATCGCGGAGAAGTACGCCGGCTGGGGAGTAGACCATGGCCGCGATCTCCAGGTGATCGTAACGCTGAAGAAGGGTGCCCAGGCGATCAGGGTTGAGAACCTGTCGTTTTCGTATCACGAGAGAGAGTGGATCACCATGGGCCGCTTCCGAGTGTTGGAGTCATACGTCGATCGCTCTGGTGTAGTACAGGTTACGCTCAAGCACGTAGGGGTGCCGGATGTCCGTTGAGAAAATTCCGCTGAAGGACTTCAAGCCGCAGGATGAGCCGAAGCACATCCGTGATGCCGCCGCTCCGTTCGCGAAGGATCGTATTCCGGAGCAGGAGCGGAAGGCGCTAAAAGAGCGCGAGAAGCAGGAGCGCAAGTGACCAACGGTCCGGACGTCGAACACACTCGCCCGGCGCTAGCACCCGAAGAGTGGGCGGACATACTTCCTGAGCTGCCCATCGCGGGAAAGTATAGCGACGTGTTGTACGGCCTGGTGTCGCCGGGTCTTCCGCTGCGTCCTGACGCGATAGCTGGGGTTGCTCTCTACGGTCAGCCGGGCGGATTTACGTGGGCGGACGTAGATCGGTGCCGGCGCATGGCGGAGGCGCTGCAGTCCGAGCTTGATGATCCGAATTCTGAGCGGTACGACGATGGCGCGCTGTTCGATGAAATCCGGGAGTGGCAGAGCCTGGCAGATCGCCTCGCCGCACTTCTCCCGCCGCGCGAGCTCGTGAAGTGAGCCTCACGCCCCGCGCCGCCCACGCGCTCGAGCAGCTCGGCGCGCTCCTCCGTGAAATCGGCCACGCCGTTGGCCAGTATCGGAAGGGGCTGGAGGACGCCGGCGTGCCGGCAGCCGAAGCCGCCGGCATGGCGCAGCGCATGGAAGAGCGGATCACGGGGCCGATCCTCGACAGAATCGAGCAAAGAATGCGCTCGATCGAAGATGACGCTTGAATGAATGCGGTGACCCGGATTATCGTCAGGTCCGCCATGACGGGCCTGTGATTCATTCCTGCATCGCCGCACCCGCCCCGATCGATCTGCTCGCCCAGGTCGGTCGGGGCTCCCTCTTTTCCGGACATTCTTGCACCTTCTGAACACTCGTTGTTAGCATTGATGCGTACATAGCGGTGCGAGTCGCCGCGCTGAACTGCCCGAAGGGCATCTCCGGTCTGTGGCCGGCGGTGCCCTTTTGTGTTTCCAGCCGACGGGGTCGGCAACCTTCAAAATCCTCTGGGAGGAACGAGTGACGCTGCCCGCAGTGATCAACAAGCTCGAAGACGTCGCGGAAGCCTTCCGCAGCGAGTACAAGCAGGGCGAAGGCGGCAAGTATTACCTCGACGTGAGTGGCGTGGATGACATGCCGGCCGTGAGCGGCCTGAAAAAGGCCAAGCAGGACCTGCTCGACGAGAAGAAGGCGCTGAAGCAGAAGCTGGATGCCTACGGCGATGTCACGCCGGAGAAGATCAAGGAGCTGCAGGAAGCGGCGAAGGGCAGCGGCAAGGAAGGCCAGAAGATACAGGAGCTCGAGCAGAAGCTCGAACAGCAGTCGAAGCAGGCGCAGCTCGAGATCCAGCAGGCGAAGGAAGAGGCCGCGAAGGCAACCGCCGCGGCCGAGACGTACTTCAAGCGCAGCGAGATCCAGCGCGCCGTGAAGGCCGCGAAGGGCGAACCTGCGCTGCTCGAACACGAAATCATGAAGTCGCTGCAGGTGAAGCGGCTCGAGAACGGCGAGTTCTCGCTCGTCGTCATCGGGCGCGATGGCCAGGCGCGGATCAAGGATTCGCAGGCCAACCCGTTCACGATCGATGATCTCGTCAACGAGCTGAAGACGAACCCGACGTTCGGTCGCGCGTTCGACGGGCTCGGGAAGAGCGGGTCGGGAGCCGATCCGAACGCCGGAGGCGGTGGCTCAGGGGGCGCCGGATCCGTGAAGGTGCAGGACGGCGTCGTGAAGGTTGACCCGGCCGCGCTGCTCGAAGGCAAGGTCAACATCACAACCTGACGTACCGCGCAGCAAAGACCTCGCAGTTTCGTTCGCCAGCTCTGGGAGCTGTGCGTCTCGTGCCAGGGGCACACAGCAGGACCGCTCCGCACATGGGCGTGAGCGTACAGCAACCAGAGCAGATGGAGCCTCAGCCAAAATGGCGAACAATCTCCAAGACATCATGCCGAAGATCCTGGCGCGCGCGCTCGTCACGCTGCGCCGGCGACTCGTGATGCCCGCACTCGTCAACCGTGACTACAGCCAGGCGGCTGCGCAGCGCGGTGACACCGTGAACGTGCCGGTCCCGCCCGTCATCGGTGCGCGCGATGTCGCGCCCGGCCATGTCCCGGTTGCTTCGCCGGACGCGACCTGGACGTCGGTGCCGATTCCTCTGAACTACTGGAAAGAGGCGCCGATCGCGATGACGGACAAGCAGCGCCTCGAGGTGCTGGACGACGCTGTGATGATGGCGGTCGACAGTGCAGCGAACTCGCTCGCCGAGGCCGTCAACGCCTCGATCTTCGCGCAGTACCACGGTGTGTACGGTTTCGCCGGCACGCCGGGAACGACGCCGTTCGGGAGCAATTACGCGGAGGCTTCGGCCGCGCGGAAGGTGCTCAACATCCAGAAGGCGCCGCTCGCCGATCGCCGGATGGTGATCGATCCGGACGCCGAAGAGAACGCGATCAACCTGTCGCAGTTCGCCGACGCGAGTTTCAGCGCCGGCCCGGGCGTGATCCTCGACGGTCAGATCGGCCGCAAGATCGGTTTCGACTGGTTCATGGACCAGCAGGTGCCGCGACACGTGTCGACCCCGCTGAGCGCGGGTGCGGCAACGGTCAACGGCGCACATGCGGTCGGCGCCGGTTCGACCGACAACGGCCGCACCGGCACGGTCTCGATCGCGAAGGCGACGAACGACTCACCGCTGGTCAAGGGCGACATCCTCACGTTCGCCGGCGACGACCAGACGTACACGGTCCTCGAGGACGTGAACCTGGCGGTGGGCAACACGACCGTCCGGATCGCACCGGCCCTGCAGGTCGCGAAGACCGGCGGCGAGGCCGTGACGCTCAAGGCGTCGCACGTCGTGAACCTCGCGTTCGAACGCAACGCATTCGCCCTCGCGGTGCGCTCGTTCGTGCAGCCGGCGGCGCCGGGCACCGAGGTCATGACGATGGTGGACTCTGTTACGGGTCTGCCGCTCCGCCTCGAGGTCAGCCGGCAGCACAAGCAGGACAACTGGTCGCTCGACATCCTGTGGGGCACGGCGCTGGTTCGGCCGGAGCTCGCCTGCCGCGTCGCAGGTTAAGCGGGATGACATGACCCCCGGGCAGAGCCGGGCCCTACGCGGGGCCGGTCTCCGCCCGTTCGTGTGATGGGCCACAATCAATTGATTCGATCGCGAGGTGCGACGTGGGTGAGATCCCGACCGTGAAGGTGAAGAACCCGGATG